ACAGCAACCTGCAACTGTAGGAAATATGCAGAAAGCAGACGAGCTTATGACAAACTTCAAAAAGACATACTTACAATAACACGTGATTGCGACATCACAGCAACACGTTATAATGAGTTGTTGAAACTGTGTCTGGAGACACGCACGCTACTGAATCAGTGAGGGGATTATGCAGGTAGATGAGAAACAATGGCCAGATATTGCACACGATATAGCAATGCTGTCTGTTCCTACAGATGGTGCTGCTACATATTCTGCAGCTGATATCGCACGTACACACGGCTTATCATTAGAATCGTTTAACGAGCTGCTGAAGCTATCATCATTTCAGATGCTCGTAGCTAACGAAGTACGACGTATCAAAGAACTGGGACCACAGGCTGGTGCACGCATACGTGCTGAGGCCATGGCAATACGCCTGCAGGAAAACTTGTTTGTTAAAGCTACAAGCAACGAGCTTGATGACGACCTGTCAATTAAGCTGCTGGGTATGTTACTCAAGTCAGCAGGTCTTGAGCAGCCACCTGAGGTTGTAAAAGCACAGGCACAGGCTAATACTGTGAACATTGCGTTCAATATACCAAAGCTTAATAATCCTAAACTTAAACATTTAATGTCACAGCCACAGGTTAATGTAATTGACGTAGAGGGGTAATATGTTAAGAGATCACATTCAACCATTGAAGCATCATTGTTCTGGTATTCCTAAGAATATCAGAGACGCGCTCAATCAGCTACAGGCCGGAGATAAACGCTATCTGGAATCGGCTTTAGAGCTTTATGATAAGCTGCTAAAGCAGGTTGACAGTTATGAGAAATTGGGTGACGCACGTTGCCCAGTTGAGAAGGAAGAGCACGCAGCTGAGATATTCGCTCATCAGATTGTTGACCTTGCATTTATTCACAATGCTATTGCAAGCTCAGGCTATCAGATTGGAGACTTTCCATATAATGACTTAGCCGATAAGATATTCGCACCTACAAAGTCAGAGGATGCCGATGACAGCAATAGCGGACTTTAATTACATACCATCACCTACAGGTGTAAAGTTTCACGAGAGCGATGCATTTGTGAAACTTGTTGACGGACCATTCGGCTCTGGCAAAACCTGTATGATTATGAACGACGCAAAGTATTACTGTCTTTCACAGGCTCCTGCGTCTGATGGCGTACGTTATACACGTATAGGTGTAGTGCGTGGAACATATCCAGAGTTGACGTCAACGACACGTAACTCTATACTAGAGGTGTTTCCTGAGAAGTTCGGTACCGTGCGTTCAGCAGGCTCCCCTATTCTCGGACACTACCGGTTCCCCGTTGGTGACGGACCATATGATTATTTAGCAGAGGGTAGGCCATGGCACGAAGGCGATGGCACTATAGCCGATGTGGAGTTTGCCCTGCAGGCTTTACAGACAGCACAGGACGCTGAAAAAATCAAATCAGCTAACTGGACTTTTGCGATAATCAATGAGGCCACGTCTGTTGATTACGAAGTGTTTACTGCTATACTTGGCCGTATCGGTCGTTATCCAACGGAGAACATGGGTGGTTGTACCTATGCGGGCGTACTCATAGATACCAACCAGCCACCTCAGGGGCATTGGTTATTAGCGTTATACCATAACACTCCTTCAAACTATATGATATTGCACCAGCCACCTGCTGCTTTTAAACACATCGATGACCAGGGTAATATTACGTATGAGGTTAACACAGAAGCTGAGAACCTGCGTAACCTTGGTGCCAAGAAGAAACCAGATGATTTTATTACGTGGCCTAAAGAAGAGCAGGAGAAGTTCCTACACGCTAAAGGTATAGATTATTACCGCAATCAGATAGAAGCTTACAAACTCAGGTCACGTACAGACCTTATAGATTCACTGTTCTGTATGCTCGACGTACCGCTCAAAGACGGTAAGCCTGTGTTCCCACTGTTCAATATGGACTCGCATGTATCACGTAGTCCTATCGGTGTGACACCATACAAGACCGTTATCGTAGGCTACGATACCTCTGGTATTCATCCAGCTGCAGTATTCATGCAGGAGCAGGGCAGTCAGTGGGTTATCCTTGATGAACTGTATGGCGAAGATATGGGTATGGAAGCCTTCATTGAGCAGGCATTTTTGAAACTTGTCGCCGAAAAATACAGCACAAATACTATAATAATATCATGTGACCCTGCCAATGCACGTGATAGTTATACAGGTCTTTCACCTAGTCAGCACTTGCAGGAACACGGGTTCCAGGTAACACTACCAAAAACAAACGACCCTAAGACTCGTTTGCGTGCAGTAGATATTTTACTTAACAAGCGAGCTGGAGGTTTACTTATATCCTGTAACTGCGACCTGCTGGTTAAAGCCATGCAGGGCGGATATAGGTACAAGAAGCTTAATTTGTACGGTAGTGTAGAAGAAGCTTATGACCCAAAACCTGAGAAAAACAAGTACTCACATGTAGCAGACGCATTACAATATGCATGCTTGTGTGTACAGCGTGACGATTTTATGACATATGATGCACGACCTGCTATACAACAGGTAACACGTAGGCGTGGCGTATTGCGGAGAATTATGTAATGGAACAGAGCAAGATAAGTAATAACGGTGTTTACGACTACGCACGTGACAATATAGAATTGCCAGTTGCATCGTTAGATAAGATTGCCAGGATTGTAATATCTAGGTTCAATGAGGCAGCACGATGGCAAGGTATGGAACTGGTAGGCAGTAAAAGCCTTAAAGAGGTAATGCGTGACTGCTATGAACAGTACAATGGTATTTTGTGTCCCGCAGACCGAGAGATAGTAGATGAGCTGGGTGTTAACGCCTATGTGAATATCACAGCGATGAAGTCAGGACTTGTACAGTCTTATCTGTTAGAAAGTCTTGTACACTCAAATCAGATACCTTGGGCTATTGAACCTACACCTGTAGTTTCCTTGTCACGTGAAAGCGAAGAGATTGCAGTACAGGAGCTTATGGCTACTATGCAGGCAAGCCAGGGTACGGAGCTTGACCTTATCTCACTTGCACGCAATATCAAAGATAATCTTATGCGTGCTGAGCAGGACCATGCTAAGACATGTGCAGAGAATATGGAGCGTTTAATCACTGACCAGTGCATGGAAGGCGATTGGAATAACGCAATGTATTCATTCACCGCTGACTTTACTATCTATCCATTTGCCGTGTTACAAGGCCCTGTACCTGTAGTACGTGCACGTCCTGTCTGGAAGGGTAATACTTACACTATTAAGCAGGAAGTGTTCTACGAGTTTAAGTCAGTATCACCTTGGGACTTCTGGTACAGTCCTGACAGTCCAGATACACAGCGTGGTACAGGTGTTTTCGTTCGCCAGCGTTGGACAAGACGTCAGCTGTTAGACGCTATGCGTCTGCCATCATACAATGCTGACGCTATTAAGACAGTACTTGAGGAAAGCTCACGCGCAGATTATATTTTCCGTTGGCTCTCTGAAAATCCTGAACAGCCTGACGATAAGATATTGCAGTGGAATGATTGCACAGCTACCATTGATGTTCTAATCCATTACGGATACTTCAGAGGTTCTGAATTAAGAGATTATGGTATCACAGATGTAGAAGACATTGAGTTCTACAATGCACAGATAACGGTAATCGGTAAGCATACAATTCAAGTAATGGTGCAGAAAAACCCTAATTTGAATATCAGACCGATATTTACTTCATCGTTCTATAAGACACAGAACAGGATACCATCGTTTAGTATTGCACAGCGTGTACGTGATGTGGAGCGTGCATACATGAGTTCATTACGTTACCTTATGATGAACGCATATAATGCTTCAGGCCCTATCACAGAGGCAGATTATACACGTCTTGCCAAGTATATGAGTAATGAAGATATCAACAAGATAGTACCTAATACCATATACCTTGCTTCAGCAGACGTGCCTACTGCTAACCCTGCACTGCGATTCTACACAGTACCATCAGCTATGCCACAGTATCAGAGCCTGATGACCTACTTTATGGACTTAGCCGACAAGGTTACTAACATACCTGCAGCACTGCAT